ATCTATATATCGTAAAATTTAATCAATTTTTGATTCTTCATAATGTTTTGGATATGGCTTTTCTTTTAATAAGCATTTTTTCTTTTCTCTTTTATCTAAAAACTTAATATATCTAAATTGTCTTAAATTTAATTTACAAGCTCGATCTTTGTTTTCTTGTAAATATTTTGCAGAACCAGCGTACCTTTTGCTTTCTTTTGCAACTGTCATTTGTATATTGTGGTAAACCACACCATCTAATTCCCAAAAATCGCTTTTGTGTTCGCCATAATAACTAAAAGAACAGGCTTGATATACTATTCCAAAACCACCACACCTTTCATCTGCGAAACTTTGAATCCATCTTATTTTTGGATATTTTTTTTTTATAAACTTTATAGAATAACTTATTGCTCTACTTTCTGGGTAATTACCAATACCATCGGCTATCCACATACGATTTAACTCTAAATATTGATTTTTTTTAGTTCCTTCAACAACGCTTGAACAACTCGCAGGGTTCATCGCATAACCATATTGTAAAACACCTTTAATTTCTTCATTTACAAATAAACCTAGATGAATATATGTAGCATTGTAAAACTTTTTTGAATAATGATTTTTTACTATTATAGTATTTGACAAATTTCTTTCTATTTCTTTTATATAAAATTTATCAGCTCCAAAACCTATACACTCGGATTCCCCCCACAAACTACTTTGATTGTTATATATATATGCTTTTTTACCTTTCACTTTTTTGTCATTGTATCTACTTGCTTTGCAATCTTATCTACATCTTCGGTATCAAGAAAGTTTACTTTATGTTTTATAAACTCTTTCTTTGCATCATTGTTTTTGAGTTTGATTGTAATGTCAAGAAGCCACTCTTGTATTTTACTATTGTATTTTTTATGCGTTTCAAAACTCTTTATAGCGTGTAATACTGTTGTATGATTGCCTGACCTACCTTTACCTTTGAATAGATTACCTATTTGTTGTAGTGTCATCTTTTCGTATTTGTAAAGTATAAATGATAGTAATGATCTTGCTTCTACTACTTCTCTCCTTCTAGTGTTTTCAAATACATCTACGTTTGCTACTTTATTTATTTGCTTTGCTATCTTTATTGCTTTATTCATAATATACCTTCTATTATATAATTATCTATATCTTGTCCTTCTATAAAAAACTTTTCAAATATTTGTATTGCTTCTTTTGTTTTTCGTTCCCCTTCCAAATAAAACTCCTCACTACAATTCCATACACCTATATCAAGTGATCCTTTGTCTATGACTACAAACTTAAAGTCTAAATATGTTACGTTAAATAACTGACAATATATATAGCATTGTACATCGTAAGAATATTTTTTAGCTGAATATGGAAAACCTTTTATATCAGTTGTGGTCTTAATATCTACTATTCCATCGTTTCTAAGTACATCTGCTTTTCCTCTAAATGGATAACCTTGTATTGTACCTATTGCAGATACCTCAAACTTACAATCTGTTATATGTTTTAGTGCGTGTTCATTCTTAAAAAAAGCATCTGCGATTTTCTCTGCATTTTCTTTTTCTAGCCTTGTATATACCTCACCATATTTTTCTCTTGCTTCTTTGTATCTCTTTGTGTTTTTAGAGGATACATTTACAAATATTTGTTCACTAAATTTATCTGGTTCTAGTATTGCTTGATGCACTAATCTGCCATCTCTTAATGGTTGTGTTTCTGGACTACCATACTGCGTTACATACTTATATGTTTTTGGACTTGATAATAATAGTTTTAATGATGAACTGCTAAGTGCTAACTTGTTAAGCTCTCCATAATAAAAACTATCATCTACCATTTTTTTCAGCAATTCTTTTTTGCTGTAATTTTTTCCATCCAAAAGTTGTATCATCATTTGTTTTTTTAAGTATTAATTCTGTTTCAATCCTGTTGGTGTATTTGTACATATCATTAATACACTTTATGTATAATCCTATTTGTTTCTTACGATTTTTGTCTGCTTTTTCAAAAGCACTTGCCATAGCACCTCCTATATAATTAAATGCTAATTCAAACTTTTGTTTTTCTTTTACATCCATAGTGTAAGAAATAAATATCCACCCATACATATAGTAAATAATATAAATGCAAACTTTAATGTTTGATACGTTACTTCTGCTTTTTCAGGTCTGCGACCTTGACTACCTCGATATTGTCTTTGTTTTTTCATTTGTATATTTTTTAATTTACTTTCTTTTTTTATATATCCGATCTCATAAAAATAATTATCATTCAGATATGTTAGATAATTCTTTTTTTTTAATTTCATATCCAAGCTCGGTTAATATTGATTTGTGTTTTTCTATATAGTCTAACACTTCTTTTTCTTTTTGTATCTTGCTTCTACAATAAGCCATTATCTGATTCTCTATCGGATTGTGATTGTTTTTTGCCATAGTTTAATTTTTTGACAATATACAAATAATAATTGACAATATCTAATAACTATTCTTTGTGAACTATTGAAGCCATATCTTCTGTAAGTAAATACACCTTTTTAAGTCTTTTTTTGTTTGACCATAGTGTAGTATCTGGGCAGTATAATTCTTTTATTTCTGGCATTTCTAAATAGTTTATCCAATACAAATAAGTCCCTTTAGGATCAGATACGAAATAAAGTTTTACTATCTCATTATCCATTTCCATTAGTTTGTCGTACTTGTATTTTTCTAATAGTTTTTCTTTATAGTATTTGTTTCTAAACTTCATCTCCATAACGCATTTATGACCTTTAGGGGTTGTACCTATTGCATCATAGTGTTCAAACTTACCTTTAGACCATTCTAAATTCCAATCTTCAAACTCATTTAAGAACTTTACTACTATTCTTTCAAACTTATTTATTGTCTCTAAACCCACTATCGTATAATATATTTATATCTTGAATCCATTTATTCCATATCTTTGGTGAGCATCCACAAGGTAGATGAAAATTATGGTAGAAATATTTAGAATGTAAAGATGCAATCAGCTCTTGTTCTTGTTTGTTGATCTGACTGCTTTTAATTCCTTTGAATTTTGTCCACTTTTGATACTCTTCTTTGTTTAGTTTTTGTTCTAGTTCTTGCGATTCCATTTAACCAATTTTTTCTATCATCACATCCACAATCTTCAAAACCTAGCTTGTGTGCAATCCATTGTGCAATATCTTTGCCTTTACCAAATGTAATGATGTTTATTATATATTCTAATATATCTCCTAGTTTCATATGAGTTCTTTCAATTTAGATTTTACGTTTCTAAAAGTATTATAAAGAGAGTAGTAACTTATTTGACTTTTTCTTGATAGCTCGCTAATACTTTCTCCACCACTTACTATATCGTACACTTTAGCATCATACCAGTATATTTGTTTTAATGCTTTTTGTATCTTGGCATACACTTCTTCATAGTTTACTGTACCTTGATCTTCTATTTGTATGTTTTCTAAAGTTGTATATGTAACTCTCATTTTCTTTCTTAAAAGATCAACATACAATCCTCTAAGTATTCTAAAACAATAATAATAGTTTATATCTTCTCCATAACTAAAGTCTATACCTTTTTGTGTGTTTCTTATAAGCAATATGTATAATTCTTGTACTATGTCCTCGACCTCTGTTTCTCTAAGCCCACCAAAACTTCTTGTGATTTCTAACCACTTATTATGTCTATCGTATGCTTTTTCAACAGGTGTTTTCAAAATGGAAGTCTTAATTGTTCTATTATGTTGGGTCTATGTATTTCTTTGTCTCCTAGCTTAAATCCTACATTATTTTTTATGCTTTCTAATATAAGTGGACTATCAAAAGGTGTCGGCTTACAACCTAAGTCGTGGTCTTTTATTTTCTTACAATGAACCTCAGTATATATCCATCTTGATTCGTGCTGCGTTAGTCTATGTATAGTATAAAAGTCATCAGTACGATTAGCAAATACATTACCTGATTCAACATCACTCATAGCTAAAGGTATAGGGTGTCCTGCAAATTCGTGATTAGCTGGATACTTTGCTCTAAAAGCAGATGTTACCGAGTGCATAATTAACCATAGAGCTTTCTCATATTTCTTTACAAATATTCTAAAATCAGTCATCATCTCATAGTTGTATTCAAAAGCATTACTATATTGCATCATACCTTTATTTTTTCTAAGACTATTGATTGGATCAATAATTAAACAATCAAAATCATATTGTGGCATAACCACTTCACACAAAGATAATAAATCTAAGTAATCATAGTTTTGTTCGCAATCTATAAATTTAAAATGCTCATAAACAAACTTGGTGTGTTTGTCTAATTCCTCTTTAGATATTTTGTTGATTGGCTTTTGTGATTTAAACTCTACCAGCTTTCTTATAAGACTATATGGTTCATTCTCACTTGAGAATACTAAAAACTTTACTTTATGTTTCATAGCAAATAGTAACATAAAATAAATTATAATAGATGTCTTTCCTACGTTTGCGTGTCCTGCAAAACAAGTAAGATTTCTTTTAAACCTTATTACATTATCTATATCTTCAATGCCTAGCTTTGGTGCTTCTTTGAGTTTACCAGTTCTAATGTCATCAAGTTTCTTGAACTGATCTTCAAAGTTTATAAACATTATTTAGATAGTTTTTCTAATTCAAATGTAAGGTGGTCTATTGCTTTTTGTATATCTTGATTTGGTGTATCGTGTTTCTTATAAGCTCGTAGGATATAAGTACAAGCTGTACCCAAGTTATAATTAAGGTCAAAGTTTTCTACTACCTCTCTTGCAGTATATCCATTTGCACCATCATAATACTTGGGTGTTTTAACTTTAGAATGGTAGGTCATCTACTCTATCCTCATTTTGTTCAGCAAGTTCAAGCTCTTTGTGGTATTCTATTTTCCAACCTTGTATTGTGTTAAAAAACTTGACCTCATTGTTTTTATTAGTCCACTCCCTACCTTTAAGGTTTATACCAATCTTTACTAAATCATTTGCTTTATACTTGTCAAGTATTTGACATTTGTCTTGAACAAACTCTATAAGTATCTTTTGAGGATATTGCTCTTGTGTTTGTATTACTATTTCTCTTTTTTTAAATCCGTTTGATCCGTACTCTTTTGTAGTACCGATTTGTGTAATTGTACCTGTTATTTCCATATTATTTATTAATGATGTTATAGTATTTATTTGTTAATGATTCGACTTCATCTTGAGTTATTTTACCTGCCAGATAAGCTGCTGATGCTTCTTTGAATGCAACTTGTAATAATATTGATCTACCTGTATCTAATCTTGTTTCATATTGAGGTTTTTCTTCTTTGGTAAAATTATTATACATAGATGCTTTTTTTATGTCTTTGTATTTATAACCATTCTTTTGTTTAATATATTCATATTCTACTTCATCTCCAACTTTATATTTTAATTTATTAATATCCGAGTATGGTGCATATACAAACCCTTCTGGGTGTACTGATGTCGTGATAACAAAAGTATATATTCCATCTCCAAAAGGAGGTTTATCAAGTTTAGATATTGATTTAATACTTGCTTTTTGTTTCATATTTTATTTCTTGTTTCTTTATATTCGTTAAGTTTTTCGTTTTTACCTTCTATAATTCTATTGAGTATAGTCTGATCGTATTGTCTAATATTTCTTTTGAGACTACTTAATTGTTTTAGTAAAGCTCTTTTGTCTTTCTCTAATTGTTTTGCTTTTTGTTTATAATTCATTTTCTATATGTTGTTGTAAAACTATTTCTTCATAATCATCAAAGTTATGTTTTACTTGGTTTGTAATATCTACTGTATCTAATAACACTCTTACTATCTGAACACCTTCAAAAGTACCTGTACCATCAAAGTAACCAAGCTCTGCTTTTGAATAATTGTATTCTATTGTAAGATCATCATTATTATAGTGAATGTCTGTAATGTGAAGTTTAATTTTGTACATATTGTTTTGTTTTACTCAAATATAATTATAAATTGTCAATATTCCAAAAAAAAAAGAGGAGAAAATTAATCCTCCCCTTTAAAACAAAACACTTACCGAAGTTGGTAAGAACTCACAAAGATAATCTTTTATTCTCAATATCTAATTTTTTTTTGTATTTATCTACCAGTTCTTGTAAATCTGCTATACTATACTTGATTGTTTGTTTTGAAAGATTATATAGATGTTTAGGTAAACCTTTTTTCTTTTTTTCTAGTGCTAAAGAGTACTCATACTGTTTTCCGTATCTATATCTATTATCGTATCTTGATTGTGCATATACATTATCCTCGTGCCATCTAGTAGCCATCTCTTTGCGTGATATAAAATGCCCTGCATCTACTTCTGTATAGTGATATTTTTTACTAGAGGTTATACATTTTACATAACCTTTTTTATCTGCATCTCTTTTTCTTATATATTCTGAGAATATTCTATCTAATTTTTTTATAAGGGTAGATCGTTTAGGTTTTTTCACATTAACAAATATATTCTAAAACAAAGAAAAGAAAGAAAAAGTAACCAAAAAGAAAGAAAAGAAAAGCCCTGCTAAGAAAAGAAAATAAATATAATACCTGATCCAAGTGCCTTCCATCTTTATTAGGTTGCACAAGTTTAGCTAAAAGCAAAAACAAATATATATAATTTATTTTATATAGTATTTGTATAATGCTATTTTGAATAACACAACTAATAAAATGATTGTAAATATGTTAGGGTGTGCTTCTCCACAAAACCCTAATAAGTGTTCTAATGTTTCCATACTATCTACCTTGACCTTTATATCTTTTTAAATAATTCTTACTTGATTTTACTTTACTACTCTTTGTCTTAGAATGTATGCCTTTACGTTTTCTGGTATTACTTTTGTATATATGTACACTAGCTCTTTTTGCCATTTGTTATTTTTTCAAATGATCTCCCACCAAAATATGCACCTAATGTAACTGTCAAACTTGTAGTAAGAAGTGCTTGATTACTTTGACTTATTTCAAAATCAATCCAACCTGCATCAATAAAAACCATTAATACACTAGATACAACTAAAAAGATCAAAACCATAGGTCTTACATTACGACTTAACCAACTATCACTTTTTGAATCTGCAACCCACCTTGTACTAATTTCTTGCATCTCTTTAGTTTGCTGTTCAAATAACATTTGTTGTAATTTAATTTTATCATCGTTTGATATTTTAGATTTTCCTATTTCTGCAATAGCTTCTTTAGGACTTGTAACACCTTGTAGTACACTTCCTAGTGTTGGATTGATTAATCCTGCTGCACCAAGTAACATCTTACCTACTGTTGTATCTTTAAATTTTTTCTTGTCAGACATTTGTTATATCAATATATTTTGTTTTACCACTTTCTCTTACTGCTCTTAGTATTTTTTTTCTGTTTCTATCAGCACCTACATAGCTAACGTGAATCCAATCAGGGTTTTCATCATTACCGAACTCCCATATCATCTGGTCAAAGTCTAGGTTTTCTTTTATATAATGAAACATCTCTTTATTTGTTTTATGACCATAGACATCATCAATATCAATAGCTTGTCCTCGCATATGTTGAGATAAAGTAGAGCCACCAATAGCTTCATTTAATGCTCTTGATCTGTAGAAAGAGTTTATTTTTATTGGACCACCAACCCACTCTCTTAAAGGTTCAAATATCCAATGAGCAAGTAATCTCATATTACCAATCACATTACCATTTGGTGTATTGTCAATACCTAATCTAAGTGCTGTAACACTTTTGGTTGCTTCTTTATCTGATATATGTTTACTTATCATAATCTAAAATTTAGACCTACCGAGCTGTTTACTATCTCACTATCCCAAAACTTTATGTATTCACCTTCTATGAATATACCAAGTGTTTTACTTATTTTCCAACCAGCTATTATTCCACCTTGATAGTCTGACCATTGCTCTCCATCAAGTAAATTATTATGACCACCTTTACCCCAAGAGTTTCTATGTAAATAACTAAAATCTACATTACCCTCTATGTATTCGTGATATGGTAGTATCCAATTTGCATATGCGTGTAACCAAAACTTTGGTCTGTAATGGTAAAAGTCAAACCCAACAATAGGTGCAACTTCCATAAAAGGATCAAGCATTGCCCATTGCTCTTGGTTAAATCTATTCATTAAGGTACCATAAATACGATCTCTGAAATCTCTATCTCCGTAAGCAACTATTTCACCATTAGGGTTTTTCCATATCCAATCGTAAAATTCATCTCCTGTATCTAAGTTTGTATATCTTGTAAACTCATCCGTATAATTATAATAGTAACCTAAAGTCCACCAAGAATTGACAGGATACTCTATTACATTACCATCTTGATCTAATATAGGATTTCCATTTTGATCTTCTAATATTTGTAACTCATTTAACCATATTTCAATAGGATTATACCCATATGCTTTTTGATGTGATCTTGCTATGACACCTGCACTTATACTAAATTTTCTGCCTATTGGTAATCTAAGTCTTGCTTCTGCACTTTGATATTGAAAATCTACGTTACCTTGTTTTCTTGATTCTACTTTGACAATATGATATTTACCTGTATGCCTTATAAAGAATCTAGTATTGTCAAATTCTTCTCCTCTCTCTCTTTCTTTTTCATAGTGAAATAAATACTCTAAACCACGTACTGCTGCTGTTGGTGCAGATAAACCTATTAAGTTTTCTGATCCATCTATATAGTTTTGTTTTATTTCATAATCAAACCTAGCGAGTTTTCTTACACCAATACCCACTCTATAATCAAAAGGGTGGTATATAGTTTCATCAACAACATCTGGTATATCATATAAATCATCTGGGTTTGTTCTTATAAAATAGTCAGGATATTGTGTTTCGTATGCTTCTCGCATATCTCCTGCTACATATACTGTTGCATATTTAAATATTTTATCATATACCTTTTTAAACACTTGTGCATTTATATTTAACGAAAATAATAATGCTAATAATATAATCTTTTTCATAACTAAAATCTATCTTCTATAAGTTTTTCTAATTGTTTTTGTAAATCTTTTTCGTATTCTTTTGGTAGTCTAAGTGTAATACCACCTTCTACTCTATAAACTTCTTTACCATTACTATATAGTACAATGGTTGGCAAAAACTCTATATCTTCATTTATAAAGTAATCTTCGTGTTTACTGTTCTCGTAATCAAATATATGCGTATTATATTCTCTATACTTTTTTAAAGACACTTCTTCAACAAAAGAAGCGTTAAAAAGTACTACGCTTATATTATCTTTATAGTATTGACTACTGGCAGTTGATACAAATAGGACAGTTAATAGGACACATATTTTTTTATTTAAGTTCATAAATTCTTTCTTCTATCTTTTCGACAGTTTCTTTGATTTCTCTAACATCTTCTTGGATGTTTTCTACTTGTTGTTGAGTAAGGTCTATTTGTGAACGAATTAATTTATCTTTAAATTCTATTTCTTTATCAGATACAGGAAATTCTGGAAGGGTCTTTGCTTCTGCAATGTCTGATTGCATTACAAAATACATACTAGCAAGTGATATAGCACCACCTACAATTATACCGATTGTTTTTAAATCTAATTTTAGTTGCGTATCTTCATTAACTACTTTGCTCATTTTTCTCTATTTCTTGAATAGAGCCATCATTTAGATCAATATTTACTTTGCCATATTTATCTTCTAGCTTTTTCATATTTTTATCAAAGTCTGATTGCAGTTCGAAATTTTCGCTAACAAGTTTATTTGCTTGTGCAAGTAATATTTCTCTTTGCTCATACTTTTGACCTATTGCCATATAGTTTTTTGTTTTACTATCTAACAATTCTTTAATGTACTCTAATTCTGATTGTTCTAATTTTTTACTCATAATTTTATATTTTATTCAAATATAATAAATTTACCAACTTGGTCGTAACACAACATCTGTTGGATTTTCAAGTTTACTGATTTGATCTGATAAGTTAGTTTTCATAGAATCTACATCTAATTTATCTTCTAACCACTTAATAACATCAGATTTTTTTAATTTATCATACTTAATAAAATTATCTTTGTTATACTCAACACCCATAGTGCCTACCATACTAACAGAATTATCTCCTTTATTTGCATAATAACCCCAATGTATATTGAATATAACATTACTATTTTTGTCAAGTTCTACTCTTGCATCAAGAGCATTGATAACCCAACTGTAACTTATTTTTGATTTTGCCATAATTATTTACTTTTTAAAATTTCTATTTCTTTTTTAAGCTCTTGTATTGATTGCACTAGATAAGGTATAATACCTTCGTAATTTAATGCTAAATCACCATCTACATTCTCATTTACTAAATTAGGTAAAACTTTTTGCACCTCTTGTGCTATAAATCCTGCATCTTCTTTTTTACCTATTTTATGAGCATCTGATTTATCGTTCCAGTCAAACTCAACAGGATTTAATTTTTCTATTTTATCAATACCGTTTGATATTGTTTTAATATTTTCTTTGTATTTAATGTCTGATGGACTTCCGTTTTGTGTTAATGTCCCTGCTATTGTAATACTACCATTATCAATTCTAAATTCGTGTCTTGTATGTATTCCACCTGAGCCATCATAATCCCTAAAAAATAATTGATTTACAGCATCTCCTTGAAAATCAAAAAAGAAGTCTGCATTGTTTGTATGTAGTCGCATACCTCTATTTGCTGAAGATGCAGTTATGACATTTCCTAAATATAAGTTTGAAGTACCTCCACTACCTATTGCTACATCCCCACTTCCGTTAATTAACATTCTTTGGTTTGAAGGTGGGTTACTACAATCGCTATTAGTAAAAAACTTAATAGTAGCAGCTGATGCGATTTGTAAATCATTTGTAGTTGTGCCCTCAAGATTAAATATAGCTTGTTTGTTTCCGTTTTGATCTTGTAATTGTAAACCATTATCTTGACTTGCACTAGCTCTTTTTATTTGTAACTGAGTAGCATCTCCGTTACTTGTTAACAATACACTACCTGTAGAACTTATTTTCATCCTTTCTACTGCTGCATTAGCAGTTGGTTGGTGTGTTGTAAAAAATTGTAATTCAGATGATCCGTTGTCTTGACTATCTCTAACACCCTTAATTGATGCGTGGAAATTTGTAGTTGTTCCTGCTGAAGCAGAGCTATTAAATATTATAGCACCACCACCACCTGCCGTGTTTGATCCTGAATTGTCTAAATAAATTACTGAAGATGGAGAGCTTGACATAGCAGTACTTATGTGAACGCTTGTATCTGGAGTAGTCGTTCCAATTCCTACATTACCCCCTTGTTCAAATCTTACTATTTCACTTTGTGAAGCACCCATACCTGAACCTTTTGCTCGAAAAGTAAAATGTCCTCCGTGTGTGCCATTGTCTATTACTCTTATACTTGCAGCAGCATCAGGATTTGTGCCTGTTAAAGTATAGGTTGTAAAATCTAAATCTACAAAAGCACCTGAGCCACCTGCTGTATTATTTAAATGTAGAGCAGTACCATTTGAAGTTATAACATTATGTTGTAAATCTGATGGGGAATTTGTACCAAGTCCTAAAAAACCACTTTCTAACAAAGCAAAATGAGATGCACTAGTAGAGTTATTTCTTATAGATAAAAAACTACTTGAGTAACTAAGCTCTGCAAATTTACTATCATCAGTATCAGTAATCTTTATTTGTGCAGCACCTTTTTTAAACTCTACTTGTCCGTCATTATGAATTCGCATTCTTTCAGTCATTCCACTTGAATTACCTGTACCAAAAGCTAAATGTAAAGCACCACTACCTCCTGCATCTACAGCCGTTATATTTGCAGCTGTAAATGAATTTTCTCCCCAACTTATACCGCCACCAAATCTTCCTGTAGTTTCTGGTGCAGTTAAATGAATTAAATGTTCACTCGGTACATCTGGATATGAATTTAAATCTATATTGTTGCTAGGGTAGTCTCCGATTTGTAAAAAGGTTTGTGGTGCAGTCGACCCAATTCCTACATTTCCTGCATTAGATATACGCAATTTTTCACTAAAACTTGCACCAACATTACTTGTAGCAGTACCAAAACGTAATGAACCCCCTGTATCGAAACCAATAGCGGGGTCGGTAACACCTGAATGTAAATAAAGAAATTTTGAATCACTTCTAGCAAATATTGCATATATACTATTATCTTGTCCGTGAACGTGAAATTTGCCATCAGGAGGAGTTCCGATTCCTACGTTGCCTAAACTGTTCAAAACAATTCTATCTACGTTTGCTGTTCTATCTTTTATTACAAATACACCTGATGAATCTGACTCTAACCTGTATTGTCTACCATTTGTTGATGTATTAGTCATATCCATCTCGGTAGCAGTTCCTGACAATGTTAATGTATTAGCTGATGCTGTGGTTGTACCTATTGAAACCCTTCCATTTGAGTGTATACGTAATTTTTCTGAACCTGCTGTAGTGAATCCTATTGCATCTGTTGCTGGATGAAAAAATCCTGTATCTGTATTACCCTCAAATATATATGATGGTGCTCCTGCACTACCACCTATACCATTAATTTGACCTGCAAAAGTTGCTGTTCCACTATATGCAAGGGATAATTTAGTACTAAATGAGTTGTTTGCATCATTTACTGTTCTAAACTCTAATGCTTCTACGCCACTTGCACTAATTGTTCTTATATCCCATTTTTGTTTATCTGTTGTCCCTCCAGTTGTATTTATTCTAATAAAACTATCAGAAGAAACTAAACTTAAACTACCACTAGAAGCACTACCTGCACCATTAATACTTAATATACCACCAAAAGTTGAATTTCCATTTCCAGCTATTGTGAAAGCATTTCCAGAATTTACAGCAACATTAAACGCTCCAGCAGCACTCATATTTGAAGTATGCGAAGAACTATCAACCATCAATGTATAATTATTATTACTCATTGAAGTTGCAGTATTTGTAAATTTGCCAACAAAATTTGTATCGTGTGTAACTTCTAATTTACCACCAGCCGTTACATCACCAGCAAAAGTTGCATTACCTGATGAGCCAGTTAAAGACATCAATACGCTACCTTCAGAATCAAGGTCTCCACTTTTTATTTCTAATAAACCACCATCTGTAAGTATTTTAGGATTGTTTGAGCCTGTTTTATCAAAAAATAATGTTGGGGATAAACCTCTAATCGTAATTTGTCCACCATTTGTAGTATCACCAACTACTAATCCTGGTTTATCTGTTGTAATAGCATCATCGCCAATAATAACTCTACCTGCAAAAGTTGCATTGTTACCAGAAATAGCAATTGGTGCATCTGTTAGTGTATTTGAATCAGACCACATAACAACATCATTAGCTGTTCCACTACCATCAACAACACCACCATCTGTTTCAATAATATTTCCACTTGAGTCTACAGCTAAGTTTTTTGCAACTGTACCTGTTTTATTACCAGAACCATAAGCATTTAATTTAATGCCACCACCACCAATAACTGTAAAATAGTCGGCAGCTAAACTTTCAGAGTGTATAACAAATTGATTTGCACTGTCACTTATATTAACACGCCAATTTCCTTGCCCTCCGATAAATTGTATTTTGTTTGCATTTCCATCACCTAATTCAACTTCGCCAGTAACTTTAACTCCTGTACTTGTTGTTTCAATCTTTTTTGAATTATCGTAGTATAATTCTACAGCACCATTTTCAATAAATTTTGCATAATGTTCACCAGCACCTACATTAGTTAGTCTAATAACTGATGATGCCATCAAGTATAAATCCCCTGTGCCATTATCTTTTATTACAGAATTATTTGAATCGTGGAATATTTCTAGGTCATTTCCAGTTCCAAATCTTGCTTTAGCATTATCTATAAAATCAACTCCACTTGATGTGTTATTGACTGATATTTTTGTAGCACCCGTTGTGTTTCCTATTGCTAATATTTCAGCCAAAGTATCTACACCATCTATTGCTGTATCAACATATGCAGTTGTGGCTATTTTTGTTGAATTATCATTTTGACTTTGTGTAGTAGCTATTGCACCATTTGATAAAGTAACAACGCCACTTGTTGCAGAAATAGTATTACCATCAATATTTAAATTATCAACTTGTAGATCGCCTGTTATAAGTACATTACCTGTAACATCTAATTCTTTACCACTAGCTGCTGCACCACCAATACCGACACCTGCTGTAGATAAAAATAAAATACTATTATTACCTGATCCATCAGTTATTTGTTGAGAAGTAGAACTTAAAACAGTATTAGCACTTGTCTTTAAGAGACCTACATACGTTACCGATATTTGTGTATTTGTTAATGTTGCCATTGACTTTTAAATATGTTATTAATTTTTCTATATTTTTTTTCTTTACCTTATATTTCATAATACCCAACCATTGAATAGAGCATCTTTATCAGGATGAATATCATCATTTGTGTTGCTTGTATATTCTGGAAACAAGCTCTGATTAAAACTCATATAATCAATAAATCTTCTTGTATAGTATTCTGCTATATCTCTATGTTTTTCTACTAGGTAATCTACTTCCTCTTTACTTACACTTTCTGCATTTTCTGAAACGTGCTTACTGATACCACCATTTTTTATTTGGTATGCTGCAAAAGGCAAATAGTCCACCATTGCAAAATGAATTAACATTGGCTGTATAAAATCATTTACTAAGTTTAAATAGTTTCCTGTAAGTGATGCACCTCCTGTACCTAATATATCAGTACTAATTTTGTTGTATAGATCAGTACCTAGATAGTTTCTAATGTGTATTTGTTGTGCGATCTTAACAAATCCAATAAATTTATCTACATCAACATTACCATCAATGATTGAGTTTCTTTTTAAGTCTATTGGTTTTATGAATAATGCTACTGCCATATCTATCTATAATTAGGATGATGTCCATTATTTGGCATATCCTTTGGTGCTACTTTTGCTTTTTTATGACCTGCTGGTCTTGGTCTGTAACTCTTTGGTATGCTTTTAACTTGATCATAGTTTTGTATTTTCTTTTTCATTGTCTTAGATTTTAACCTATACAATACCTCACTAAAAAAATGTCCACAATTTACACCACCTTTATATTTAAATAAATCATATGCTTTACCTTTATGCCCAAATGATTTGTTTACACCAGCTCTACTAGCTTTATCAATATCTTCTAATCTATATACAACTCCTCTTTGACTTCTTGCCATCATAATTCGACAAAACTGTCTTGATTTACCACTAGAATATTTTTGTGAATATTTATACCTTACCTTATAAAGTGATTTATCTAAATAACTAAAACCACTTTTTTTACTATCTATACTTTTCTTTTCTAATTGTTGCTCTTTACTCTCTATATTTTTATCTGCCCAGACCTCTATATCTTCATTCTCTGCATCGTATTCTCTAGCATCAACCTCTTCCCATCTATTTGAAATTTGCTCTCCTCTTAACTCATCTAATATAATATCAAACTCTTCATCTGATAAATCTTGTTTATCATCAGCTTCACAACATACCTTGTGAGACAATTTAACACCTGTTTCTTCCTCTTTTGTTTCTTCATCCTCTACATTCTCCAAGTCTGTAAATTCGAGTGGCTGTAGGGTCTTAAAATAAAGTTTTAGAGATATTTTATTATATGCTAATATTTGGTCAAAAGAATCTATAAGAAGATGTTGAAAAGGTCTTATAACTGTATTGTCTAATAATATAGATGCAGTCTTTAATTCATCTGCATTGTTACCAAGACCTGATTGATCTTTAATACCTATAAGCATTGGACTTACTATTCTATGGCTTACCATAATTTTTCTTGTGCTTTCTTCACTCAAGAACTGATATTGTTGGTGTGCATCAGATAATTGTACAGGATCAATACTTGCTGCTGTATCTGCATTGTCATTAAAGGCAAGAATAAATTTACCTGCATTACTACTACCAGAAAACTTTTGTGATATTCTTTGTTCTATCAGTTCTCTTTCTTCTTCATTTGGCACACCATTATTAAAGTTTATAAGCATACTAGGAGACATCCCATTCATAATATTATTTAAATGAAAATTTCCTACTTCTTCTTCAAGCTCTGCATATTGTAAACCACCTTGATAATCAACAGGACTATAATAATGATACCCTGCTCTATAAGGTTTTACATATAATATTTCTATTGATTCATTACTCTTACCAAATGCAGGTATTCTTTTTAGTTTGCTTTGTGGTTTGTATTCTTCCCAATCGTGAAAATAATAATATGCGTTTATATCTCCATCCTCTCCTGACTTTTCAGCTCTTAAGGTTTCTACTGGAAAATGCTCTACTTGTGCAATACTGTTTCTATCTTTTGAATAAATAATTTGCATCGAGCATTGTCCCATTAATTTTAGATCGTAACAAAGTTTTCTTATACAATCATTGTTAAATAATGAAATCATTTTTGCATATTCATCTGGTTTTCTGTTACTATCGGTAGCATCTAAACCTTTACCGAATATCATTGCTGAAACTGCGTTTACAATAGCATTGTTAGTTGGACTTCCGTTATACCTGTCTATAAGATATTTAAAGTAATTATTATCATCGCCATATCCTATCCACTCTTTGTTTTTATATTCTACAACTTTAGGTGTTGTATAACTACTTAAATTTATAACTCTTAAATCGTTCATACTATTATGTAATCGTTATCGTGTGATCCTGTTGTTTCATCAAAAGTAAATTCTCCACTATTTATATCATAGTAATTATTATTTTCTTGATTGATAGTTTGATCTGTACAAAATACTTTGTCTTTATAAACAATACTACTACCACTAATCAAACTCATATCATAATATCTACCTTCTTTAAGTACAGGGCTAATAGTTGCAGATAATCTTTTAAAATTACCACTATCAGATGCACTTACACTTGCAGAAAACACTTCTTTGTTTTTACTTGTATCTCTTAGTTTTAAAGTATATGATGATGCGTATGCTCTTGGTATTACATCTATATTTTGAGCAGATGCACTTGTAGTTAAAACCTTCATACTTATATATCGAAATATAAAGGTTATTTTGTATAGATGCAAAAAAAAAGAGGGCTAATGCCCTCCTTCTTACTCAAATAACAAATATTAATTTACATCAATTTGTGTGCCTTGACTTTCTGCGTTGTAAGCTGCAGTTGCTATAAAGTCTGGTGCTTCTGTTTCTTGTGAAACAAATGTTAAAGAATAGCCAAATAAATCTGCCATCCCTGCCCCATTTGAAAATTGTCCAGTTGTCAATTCGCATCCGTGATCTTTACCCACTAATCTAAAATTACCATTATAATCTTCTACAATAATGTGAGGTCTTGATACTGCTAGTAATTTAATTTCTGCTTGAGTTTTTTCTTCTTGGAAGATTAAGTTCATAACTACTGATGTTTCATAGAATGTTGTACCATTCTCTCTAGATGATGTTACAGTAGTATCCATTGTTGAGTTTCCTTTTACATCAAACTTCATAAATGTAGGCGATCCACCAAAGTCTGTTATTAAATCATTTGCAATAGTCAAAGCACCTAATGTGCCAAAATCTGCAAACGTAATAGACTTCAATCCACCTACTCCT